TGTCGAGCCTGAAGGAGCGATTTCTTGCAAATGAACTGTACGTATCCTTGAAAATGTGGAGTTCCATTAGTGCCAGTCTCTAACTGGAATATGATATAATTTACTTCGACTTCGTTTAAATTATCCTCTTCAAGGGCAGTAGGGTTGTTAAGGGTGAAGGTATAGTTTTTTTGAGACATCGTCCAAGGTTGCTGAGCAGTATTACCAGCAACTTTGGACAACTGCGTTTATATATAAGCGCAGTTTCCCACGGTCGTCCACGTGCTAATTTTTATTGGTTTAGAGTCACGTGACGTCGACCCCCTCGGAGTTTTTTGATGGTAAAACAGTGGGGTCAAGCAGCCATAGCAGCTGCTGCTGCTGCACAAGGGGCAAGTAAGTACTATCACGCTTTTAAGAAACATTACAGTACGTCGTCTAATAATCGGCGTAATGGAAGTTATTCGGGCACTGGAGCTGGCAGTGCTCGTTTTAATGGTGGCGCAGGTGTTGTTACAAATAATGTTATGGGTGCTGTCATGTCACGGAAGAAGCGATTTAATAAACGTAAGTTTAAGAAATGGCGTCGATTTCAGCGAAAAGTATTGAAGGCGAGTGAGAAAGAGCAAGCGACGCAGAATAGGGTTTATGACGATAGTGCTGTCATAAATACTGCGGTAAATGAACAAAATTATTGTGCGTTGATGTTAAATGGTTATAATGGTGATACTACGAATGGTGGTAACGCCATCACTGATGGTAAAGATATATATAATTTAATGGATAGAGCTCTTGCAACAGCTGTTGCAGGTGAGCAAGTTAAGATTACGCACAGCTATCTTGATTGTGAGGTTACTAATGTCGCGGCGACGTCGACAGTAACTACAGGTCATCCAATAGTGTTGGATGTTTATAAGGTGGTCTGTAGAAGTAATGAAGGTACTTCAAGTACCTCTACGGTTCAGAATACGTTGGCGAAGGCGTATTTGAATGGTTTTAATCAAGCTTTGAACCCTATTAGTGCAACTGGAGGTGATGAGGCATTGGGCGTTGAGGATATTGGAGCTAGCCCATATGAGTCATTTGGATTTGTGAATCGTTGGAAGATTATTAATAAGAGGCGTATATTGTTAAACGTAGGTGCCTCAGTAAGTTTGAATATTAGCGATAAGCGTATGAATATTGTGTCGCAAGATGATATAGCTACTTATGGGGTTAAACGTGGTAAGACCTTGGGGTTTTTGCTTGTCTGGAGTTCTTGTATTGATGCGGTAGCTGCTCAAGCTGGAACGCCCGTTAATCCTGCGAATGCGATAGCGATTGAAAGCGTTAGGACGTATAAGTATAAGATTATTCAGGAATTGCGCAAGGGGAACGTTTATGATTTTACATAAACTGGAAGTAGGAACAGGCGAAATAACATGGGGCTTATGCTATGTATATAAAACCTGGGTACAAAAAATAAAGGATTTTTTAAGACATAAGTTCTATTTTATTGAGACGTCTAAGTAGAGGTGTTAGGTCTTCATTAGGTACGTTTTTGTACCAATGTAACGGGGCAGTGTTAGATGTTATAAAGATATGGGTAGAGGTGAATGGAACAGAGCCTCCTTTTATTTGGACGTTAAACGGATAACGGTCAAGTAACCTTAACATGAAACTCCAAGGCAACCAACCATAGAAGTCATCAAGAATTACACATTTTTGTCCATGATATCCGTCGAACCAAATAGTCTGGTCTTTATCTCCCTTGGAAATATAGTAGACATCCGGTCCAGCTTCCTCTGTGGCGCGACGTGTTTTACCGGAGCCGGAAGCTCCCCAATAGACGGTGTTGAACATTTCATGGTTTCGAGGGGGAATATAGGCAAGTCTGATTCGGTCAATAGCTCTGTTGTATTTAAGGAATTCAAGCGGATGCGATTCGATAAGTGTTGTATCCGGTTGTAAAGTTTTAACTGATTCAATGAAGAGAAGGATATCGTTTCTAGTCCCCTGGGTTCGCACAGTTCCTCGAATGTAAGGTCCTCGAACCTTACCCTCTGGCTTGGAACAATATTGTATATTGGACTCGGGGGAGCCTCGTGCCTTTTCAATGTGGCATCGTCCTCCAAGTAATTGTCGAGCCTGAAGGAGCGATTTCTTGCAAATGAACTGTACGTATCCTTGAAAATGTGGAGTTCCATTAGTGCCAGTCTCTAACTGGAATATGATATAATTTACTTCGACTTCGTTTAAAT